TTTTGAAGTATATCGTTCATTTAGGTTCTCACACATTAATTAGTTTTTTAAAAAATAAAGGCCAGATTTATCACCTGGCCTTACTAGCTTTTTCTGCTTCTTCGTTTTCTTCTTTCTTTTGTCTTATCAATCTATTCAGAAACCATCGTCTTATCAAAATTGGAAGATTATAAGATTCTGTTATAGAAATTCCAGAATGATATTTTAAGAGAAACATCTCTTCATATACATTCTGGATATACTCATCTGTCAGACCAAAAGAAATCTACCGTAATCGGGATATCGACCTCCTGATTAAAAGAACAATTAGGACAAGCAAATTGTTGTCTCATATCGAGCGATGGTAAAATCTTTTGATATACATTTTTAATATGTCTTGAATCTTGTGTTGGCAAGTTTTCGACAAACTGGAAAAGCTGAACTTTGTTTGTAACCCCATTAACAGATACTATTATGGAGCTTAACAAAGTTGTAAGAGCACTTTCTGGCAATCCTTTCTTGGATCTCTTGTCCATGCTCTGGACAATCTCTGCTTCTTCTTTTGATGAAAGAATTTTAATTTCAACTTCGACATTTGTTTTTGGAGTTTTAAACACAAATGTTCCATCTTCTGTTTCTTCGACACCAAGTTGTTCTAAATCTGGAATTTCTTTTGGTTGAATTTCTGCAAGATCAAAAGTATAATCACTTACATAATTACAAGAAGGACAAGTCATTTTTGTTATGTATTCTGACCCAAAAGCAGTTGCTCTTGCTGCAACAAGAATCGCATTCTTATCGCCAGACAACATAACAGAAGCTTTAACTCTTTTATCTACTAAAAGATTATCTACAAGCCTATCAATAACGACGCCTTGTTTGATAAGAGATTTAGAAGTTAAAATATCTTCATCTTTTGCTGTCATAAACCTTATTTCAAGGCTTTCAACATTATGCAGAATATGCCCTTCTGGGTAGTATCTACCTTTCGATGGTAGTTCTACAAACTCTGTTGGGGTTGTAAAACTAAATATTCCTTCGCTATCGACCGAAATTATCTCTTTATTTTGGCTCAACATTTGAGCAGACAAATCACCATCTTGTGGTGATGATGCAACAAGCCTGTTGCTATTGTTACGCATATTAACCTCTCATTTATTATCTATCATTCACTCTTTTAATTCTATCATTTACTTTGGCACCTATTATTTGGCCAAATTGATAATCATTGTATTTTAATCCCATATAACTAAAAGTCAAACTAACATTACTTAAATTTTCTGATGAATAATCGCTTTTTCCAAAATCTATTTCTGTAATTTGAACACCATAGAAAGTCCAAGTATCAGTTACTTTTAAGTTTCCATCTCCTGTCGGACCTGAATCAGAGAATTGTTCTAGTTTTATAGCACCATCTCCAATTGCATCATAAGCTTTTGCTGGATTATAATAATCGGAACCATAACCTGTTTTAGATAAGAATTCAACAAGTTTGCTTGTGATCCCTTCATCTGGCAAATCAACAAAAACAATTGTTATATCCCCGAATTCAACCGAGGATCTATCTTTATATATAAAGTTATCACCAAAGAAAACTTGACCATCGAGCGCAGAACCACCAGCACCAAAGGATATTTTTGGTTTGGTAAAAGATTTAACATCCCAAGAAAGACTTGATATACCACCCAAAGTTGCTTTGAATAGATATTCTTTCTTGGGATCTTTTCCTAATGCACCAGTCCAAAAGTCAGCCATATAAATATCCTAATATTATTGTGGATTTAATTTAAATGCTGTCTTGCCATCTCCCGTACCAGATTCGAATTCTGCCCAGTCATATCTTAATTTAAGAGTAATCTCCATAAGATTTTCCGACGAATAATCTAATTCTGTAAAGGAGATTTCTTTTGCCCAAGCGTGCATCAAAGTCCATCTGTGTAATGTAGATCCTTTTTCATCTATAACTTCACAGATTACATTACCTAGTTGTAGGGCTGCGCCAGCTTTGGAAATAGAGTTATAAGATCCTGGACCAGATGGCATTATCATACCGCTCTTTTCGAATGCCGATAGGAAGTTAGCAGTAACATGTGGCTGAACTGGATCAACCAAGGTCATTGTTACTTCTGACCAAGTAGCTTTTGCTGGCCAGTAGTATTTATGCATTAAGTAATCGTGGGTCGATTCCGTCATAGTAATCGAAGGTTGAGAGACTTTTTTGGCGTACCATATACCATTTGTATCATTATTGGTATATGCTGAATTGCCAGTAAATGAAACTCTAAACCTGTAATTTCTTTTTGGGTCAGCACCGATTGTTGGGTTAGTCCAGAAATTATTTGAATTATCAGCCATTTATTAAACTCCTATATTAAGTAGATAATTGGAAACTTTTTATCAGTCTTCGAACGAAGCTCCTGCTCTTGTAATAATGAAGTCCAAAGCGATGAATTCAATTGAGCGTGTTGGTTTAACATAGATCTTGGCATACATGATATTTCTATCAACCAAATCTGCTGTTGTTGTAGTCTCGTCAAGTATGACTCTGTAATCTTCAAGCCCTAATCTAACTCTGACATCGCCCAAGAAGCTTTCTGCTCTTGTCTTAAAGTCTGTCCAAGTTGCTTGAACATTTTGTTCGAAGAGAACTGTTGAAGCAATTCTTGAAATACCTTTCTTCAAGTAAATCATTAATCTGCGAACATTGATTCTTGATAATGCAGAAACTGGCGAAACTTGCATTGTCTTTTGTCCGTAGATAACAATACCTTCTGATGGGAAACTAGCGATTGGGTTGATTGATCTATTGTATAGATCTTCTCTTTCTTTGCTGGTCAATCTGTATTCGACACCAGTTACGGACAAACCTGCGCCACCATTTGACAAACCACCTCTATTGAAACCTGCTGGTGCAAACCAAACATCTGCAACTCTTTCAGTGTTTTGTAGAACACCGAGTGCAACAACCGAAGGAGGAACTTTAATGAATGTACCACTAGAATCATCTCTAACTGTTACCCAAGGGTAGTAAGTAGCGGCGTATGTGCTGTTCAAGTTTCTAGCATCGTAGCTTGTTAGAACTTGGTTAATATTAGAAATTCTGCTTGCTGCGGAAACATTAACTTCGTGTTCTGGCAAGTAGCTGTTTTCTAGATCGATAACAGCAATTGCATCACCACGATTTTCGCATACATCGATCATTCTCTTGGTAAGAGAAGAATTGACCAATCCAGGAATAGTTAGAACATTGTACTCTACGAACTCTGGGTCTGCTACTGTATCGATTGCTCTTTGGAATGTGGCAAGAACATGGTTGTTGGAAGGATCGGTATCTCCGCCGATGTAAGTATTACGGAGTGGTTCGCGTTCATAGACATTTAGTCCATCGAACCCGCCGAACATTGGAGCAGTGAATCCTTTGACACCAAGTTTCAAAATGTTCTTGTATGAAGCTGCAATGGATGGGGAAACTGCACCATTGTTAAAGGCGGTGCCTGCTGCTCTTGAACCAGAAACCCAAACAACTGAAATAACATTTTGTGTTGGTGAATCTGTTATGCTGTAATTAGAGGCAACAGAAGCGCTCAATTCATCTAATGAGAATCCGTATTGGAATTCTGTTCCACCATCTGGGGTTCCAGAGTAGCCAAAATCGTCACCAAATGAAGAAATAATATCAGTTCCCATAAATCTAGTGTAATCGATGTATCCATCGTTGAAAACTAGATTTGTTGCACTTCTGCCGGTATCAACACCGAAGTATGCGCTCAAATGTGAAGCGCCACCAGCAGATGCGCTAACTCTATATGGAATACCTGGCATTAGAATGCTTGCGGTAGCAAGTCCATTTGAAGCAGAAAGTAATGTTGTTGAATCCGATAAAAATCCTTCTTCTGCATAATAGTTGCTTGCTCCAAATGTCATTGAAGGTGCTGTTATGGTTGGGGCGGCATCAGCCAATTTGACCAAGCCGTGGAAACCAAATGGCAATGCTTCTTTTGGAGTTGTACCATTCTTTACATTAGCAGAAACAACAACTCTGATGTATCTTGAAAGATTTGGGAAATCATTGATTGTTCTGATTTGGTTTGTTGTTGTATCGAACTTGTGGTATTGATCACCGACTCTGCTAACAATAAAGTCTGGCGAATTTGGATTTAGATTTACAGAATTAAATCTTTCAAGAACGGTTTGTTTCAAATCAGTATCTTGCGCTGCTCTTAAAACAACATCGAAAGAACCATAATCTGCATTTTCATTAACAGAGTATCTTATATTCTCAATTGAGATTTTTAGATTTCTTGAACACCAGTCACCTTGTCCATCAAGAGAAACAAATTTAAACAACTTTTCCATGCTTGAAGGATTATAAGATCCGAATGCAGAAGAATCTAGATGTTGTGAAATAAACCAAGGAGTTTGTGCATCGACATATTCTGCTTGGTGATTTGCTTTATCTGATGTGTATGCTGGATTTGCCAAAGGCATTACTGCATAGTAGAAGAGATTCGTTCCAGCTTGTGAAACAAAGTCAGAAACATTTCTTTCAAATGTCTCACCAACCCAGTAGGTGGTTGTATCTGGTTCGATTGTTGTAATGCCAGATTCTCTTGAAGAAATCTTTTGTGGGTTGGTATTAAGTTGTTTGCGAATAAATTTATCACTATCACGATTTAAATTGATAGTTTTCTTTGTTGCACCAGCAGTACCACTAATCACAAGAGTGATATCTTGTGTCTGAGTAGTTGCGGTTGGAACGATTTTATTCATACCTTGGATAGCCGAAGTTGCTGAACCAATGTTAATAGAAGCAGACGGGAAAACCGCAGAACCATTTGTATAAATGATTGCACCAAGGGTTCCACTAAAAGAACCTGTTAATTGATTTGATGCAACTTGTACAACACTTGCGTTACCTTTGAACATATACAAACCAAAAGCACCTTTATAATCTACTGCTGCTGTACTGATTGATGTTGGAAGTTGTGGCAAATACCAGCCAGCTTTTGCTCTTCCGTCAGTTGCGGCTGTGGTTGCTTGTGTTCCCGCTAATCTTACGAATGTGATTGGTGCTGTACCAACTGATAAAGCAGCTTTTGCAGCATAAGCGCCATATAGAGGAGCATTGTGAC